TGGTGATAACTACCTTGCCTGTATATCCACCGCCAGCAGTCCAGCCATCGGCAGGCATACCTGTGTCACTGTCTGCATTGGTACATACAGCAAAAGCAACAGTCAGTTCTTCCCTGCTTATCCAGCTATTTACTAAAGCATTAAAATCTTCTACACTATATAAATTGTCAGTTGTAAGTGACCAGCTTAATTTGCTTACCGCTTTACTAGTCCATTTGCCACCGTCTTTTGATGAAGTTTCCAAAGTGTTTCCTGTTAAGGAAAGCTGGCAACTGGTTGAAAATGCCAATGCTTTATAAGCAGTACCAGCACCAGTTGGATCTTTAAAAATCATCAGGTCATTACCTCTAAGTATTTTGTTTGCCATTTGTGTTTATGTCGAATGTTAAATTCTGAATGAATGTATCTTCTATGTATTCTTCATCTGCGCTAATCATCCTTATGTCATTTATTTCTATTCCTGAAAAGTTACCCCTTCTACCTTCTAAAGCATCTCTTACATAGTCTGCCAGTTCAATGGTATCTATGTAATCTTTAGAAGCTATAACTATATCAACCATAACAGATTCATTAACTGCATAACTGCCTTTCGTATAGTTTGGTGTGATATTGGTTCTTTTATAAATGATAAAAGGAAAAGTGGTGGATTCTTCAACTATCAAAGGATATATCTTAGAACCTACCTTTTCTTTTATCCTACTATCTTTACTTAATAAGTGGTAGATAGCTTTTCCTATTTGTAAGCTCATTTTTTATTAGCAATCCTCGTTATTGATTCTTCAACCATTTGATTTATATTATCGAAGATGATACGTTCCGTTTTATCTTTGGCAGTTTTAAAGAAATGTGCAGCTTTCATCCTACCCCTGTTAGCTCCGTTTTTCCTAAGCTGTCTGGTAGTTGTTCCAAGTTCAAAGAACTTTAACCTAAAATCCCCCATTATATGAACTTTCGCTTCTGTTGCTTTCTTGTCCACTTTCATCTTTACGCCACTGCCTAAAGTTTTGCCGTTCCATCTATTCTTATGATTTATTGCTTTACCTACTACGCTTCTTAGTTGTGTCTTCGTTTCCTTTTGCAGTATTCTCCCAGCTTTCCGTAGTGCATTCTTATACACATTCTTTTGCTGTCTGCTGTTAAGTTCACTAAACATTCTTAGCACCTGTGAAGCGTCTACAGTTACACCGTTATTCATTAATAAGTTCTCCTATGATTTCTGTGGATTGTTTTGTCCTGTCTGAATTGATAGCCAATATCCTATACTTCTTACCTTGATAGATAATTCTCATTTGCTCGTTTACCTTATGATAGTACCTGATTGTGAAAGTCAGTGTATAAGAAGTAAATATTTCATTATTCTGATTAACCCTATTACCAGAATTAAACTTAATGTTGGCTCTTGTTTGCAGATAGTCTACCCATTCCATAGAAGTAGCCCCAAACTCATTTTTAACTGGTACTGATTCCTGTAGTAATATTGTCTCTGTCAGTAACCCTGCCCTCATAGTATATAGTATTAATAGCCGTACTGTAATCCAGTTTCACCGCTTATTTTTACTGCACTACATAATTCAGGATTCCAGCCAGGATAAAGAACCGTAGTTATAAACTTCTCTTGTCCAGCAGGTCTAATTTCTACAGTTACTTCATTATCATTGGTATTTTTAATGAGAAAATAAAATTCTGGTGTGAATACATCCTCTGTTATATCATCCATTCTACTAACCTGTGTAGACGTTGCCCTACCGTCTCTATTATGTATATAATCAATCATACTTCTTTGTAGTTTTTATAAAGTGAAATTAGATAGTCAAATGTATATGGCACTTTATTAACGGATGAATAAGATACTGGCTCACGATTGGCATATAGATTACCAATCAGCAGCAGAATAGCGTGAATAACAGCAGGTGGGGTAAATTCCCCATCCACTGCTAATTCATCCAGTTTCAGATTCAAATTACGTGCTACTGCATCCTCTGCAACATCAATTAGTCCAAGTATATATAAATCATCATCCTTGAAAGAATCATCCAAAAGAAGGTGCTTCTTAGCTTCTTCCAGTTTGACGTACATATTATTTTAAGATAGCTTTTTGGAAAGAACCTGTTCTTCTTGGTTTTGCATCGAAATATGCATTGATAACCAATCTTACTTTACCGTTAGCTGCTTGTGTGTACGGGTCTACTGTTAAGTCAATCCCACCCCATTGTCCAATAACAAAATCTTCAAAGTGTCCCATTACAACACCCTTACTGGTAACATTGGATGTACAATATACTGGATAACCGTTCACTTCATTTTCTTCCATCAGACAACCAGCACAACCGACACAAGTATGTACACCACCGTCAGTTACATTGTAAAGAGCGTCTTTAGCAGTCGTTTTCAAAATACCTTTTGCAGATGGCGATACAATGAAACATTTGTTTCCTGCTACATTAGCTTCTTCCAGTGCAGTTTCCATATCAACCAATCTCTTATAAGTAATATCCTTTGTTTCAGGAGTAACGCCATTAAAGATACCGGCAGGCATAGTAGCAGAACCAGCAGCACTACCCAAGATTGTAGCTTCCAGTTTGTCTGATATAGCATTTACAATATCACGTTTAAGCATCTCTTCTGCACTGGCAGAATCCTGAATCAGGAATTGTTTGGAAACGTCTACATAAGCGGTTAGTCTCTTTGGTTCTAAGTTTACTTCACTGAAATCACCTGCACCGTCTGTAGCAGCAGATACTTCACCAGCCCAGCTAACATTGCTTCCAGAATAAGCAGGAATAGAAACATTACCTACCAGTCCAGACAGATAACTTGCACCAGCTTTAACCATTACTAAATTAGCTCTCAATGGTTCTAACAGAGCCAGTTTATCTTCTGCTACGGTTTCCTGTCCTGCACCCTCTACAGTAGCTTGCACATCGGCTCTTTCTTCAATCGGTAATACGATTTGTCCAGAATAGTTCTGTCCTGATTTTCTAAATTCTGCAATACCAGCAGATACAACTTCCTGCGCTCTTTCGTCCAGTTGTCTGCTATTGGCTACGTCATTAATAGCCTTTAAAAGTGAAAATTTCTCTTTTTTCATAGATGTATTATTTGTGTTTGTTAGTTTTGTCTCGCTTGCAATCTTTCTTATTTCATTATCTATGTCTTTCAGTTCATCAGCAATAGAATTAAATTCAGCGTGTTCACCTTCATTTAACCGTCTGGTTTCCTTTTCTGCTTTGGAAACTATTTCCTCTGCCCGTTGCTTTAACTGTTCTTTTTTGTCTAACAGTTCTAAAGTGTTCATTATTGTAGTTTGTGTCTTAGCTCCATATAGTAATCAGTCAAATCTTCTTTATCGAATGATTCCAGCTTTCTAAGTGCTACACTCGTATCAGGATACGCTTCTTTATAGACAGGTGATACATCAAACAGTTCTTTGAACTTATTGATAGTCCTGATATAAGAACCATTATCCTTCTTTGTCCAAGTATCAGAATCAATGGTAAAAGCAAAAGATGAAGTAGTAATATCACCTCTCTTTAAACCTTCCAGCAATTCATCTCCTAGATTTGTACAAGGTGCTTCAAAGCTATATTTAAGACCTGTAGAATCAACTTCCAGTTTCAAACTGCCTGCACCGTATTTGGAGCGTGCCAGAATACCCCTGTCCTCATTATGATTCAGCAGGCATAAAATATCTGACTGTTGTAGCACTCCTTCCAGTGCCGTAGGTTCTATAACTTCTGTAAACCCGCCTAAATCTCTAGATTCAGAATTGAATACTATTGCATAACCCTCAACAATTCTGGAATCTTCGTTTCTTTTTTCAATTTTACAATTTCGTGTTTCTTTCATAGTATCGTAGTAATCCCTTATACATATATTACCTTTACCCTAGTATCTCCCAGACAGGGATTATCAGAGCAGTAAACTGTATATTGTTCGTTATATCCTGATTCATTGGTGTAATAAAACTTGGCTACTTCTCTGAATCCTCCTTCAAATCCGCCTACACTAAATACGGCTTCTCCATAATGAGAAGGATATGCAAAACAGATATATTCATCCTTGCCTGCATTTACTCTGAAATTCATTTCTGTAGCTTGCCGTAGTTCTTTTGTAAGAGATTCAATAAAGTTGGAATCATAAGTAGTAGAAGATGATACACCGTAATATATATTATTCATAAACTTAATATCAATAGTTTTAGATTTGATGGTAGTTCCATCATTTACCTTTAGTGTGAATGATTTATTGCTGTTGAATGGAGTATCAAATGTGAAAGAACTGCCTGTCACAGGTACATCATTAATAAATTGTTCCGTTGCTGGCTGGCTTAACTTCCAAGTAAGTGTTATACTGTTAATGTTAGTTCCTATTTCCTGTACTGGTTCTACGTTACTGGTAAATGAAGTTATATTAATAGCTTCGTACAGCAATGAATCCAATGTGTCTTTCACAGTTGTACTGTCATATCCTACATTTTCAGCAAGTAAATCGGAACTTGTTACGAACTTGGAATCATTTATTAAATCAGACGTGAAATTAGGTATTTCACTAGTATCAGCTTTAGCAGCCAGTGCTTCTTCCAGTTCTTTTAGTTCCTTATTAATACCTGTCGAATCAAAATCAGATAAATTAGTAAGCTTGGTTTTATCTTCATTAGTATAATCATTAGTAGATAATCCTTTGCCAGATTCCTTATCAACCTTTTTTGCCAAGTCTACAACATTGGTAAACTGTGCATCATTGGAAAGCTCCGTTGTATATTTGGGAACTTCATCTTTGGAAGCAAAGTTACTATCATTCACTAACTGACTAAGTTTAGTAGGTACACTATTTATATTGACATAATTACAGTCATTTTGCAACTCGCTTACTTTGGTAGGTAAATCATCTCTAGTGATAAATCCCATATCATTTATCAACTGGCTTAGTTTGACCAGTCTTTCCTTTGATTCAGAACAGCAATATTTAAGACCATCCTTATCTGCTACTATGGTATAAGCCCTAATCATTTTATAGCAGTGACTATCATCATTCTTTATAAATGTACAGATAACATTATAGTCTCCCAAAAGCATTTCCTGCTGTTGTTCGGCTGTTACTTCAAACTCAATACCTTTCACTAAAGTACTGTCATAAAGAACAGTATCCCCTAAATCTTCTTCCCTCTCTTTAAGGACTATATCAACTATTCTGGCATCTGCTACATATTTCTTGGATGGAACTGTAGAATGTTGATACATTACCTTCAAATCAGTAACAGCAGATAAATCTATATAGCCGTTACAGTCCTTTATAGTCCAAGTAAAGCTAAAATCATTCCCCTTGATTATATACCTCATTGTCTTTTTCTGTTTGCTTAGTAACTGCATTATCTAGTGTCTGTACATTCACCTGTACAAATGATTTGTCACCGTTTTCAATAGCTGGTAAATCCAGATTCTTTCTGATTTCATTTGGAGTAATCACACCAATCTGGAACAGCGTATTATAATAACTAGCCAGACTTGCCTTATCTGCTCGAAGAAGAACGGAAGTGTCAAAACGAACATCTATATTATTTCTTTCAGACGGCTTATACAGTTTACGTTCAAATTCCAGTTCTATCTTTTCCAGTAGTGGTGAAAGCGTATCAGTCAAGAAAGCCAGTTGAGTAGCTTCTACTGTACTATAACTGGACTTGGACAAATCAAAAGCCTTGACTGGCGACACACCGAAAAACCTGCAAATATCAATCACATTGAACTGTCTAGTCTCCAATAGTTGTGCATCAGACGGATTTACGGTTATAGGCTGAAAAGTCATATTGCCTTCCATCACAGCTACACCATTAGGAGTACCAGTAATAGAATTAAAAGCACTACTCCAAGCTGTTTTAATGTCCTGCTTCTGTTGTGCCGTCAATGAGGATTCCACTTTAATAATGCCAGCCAGATTAGCACCACCTTTGAAAAATCCTTCTGCGTGCGCTTCTGAATCGGCAGTTAACCCTAGTGTATTTCTGGCGTGTTTTAAAGTACTTATACCTGTAATCCCATCATAACTAAAATTCAGGATATGAATCATATTGATAGCTTCTACCAATTGATTCATCCCTGTAATGTTATACATCTTTTTTCCGTTTTTAAAAGTGACTGATACTGAATCTGATTTTAAGAATATCAGTTCTTTGGCATCACCTTTTTCATCTCTGTTAATAAGAGCATAGCCATTACCTGTAAGAAGTACGCTGGTAACCAGTGTCTTGATAAAAGTAAATCTGCTCATTTGGTCGTTCGGTTCTCTGTTTAATAACCAGTATGTAGGGTGTTTAGTAAATTTAGTCTTAAATCCCTCATCATCTACATAATACGGTTCTAACGGTAACTGTGCAACAGAATCACTTATCACGTCTACACATCTGTAAACGGCAGATAACAGCATAGCTTTTGATTCTGAATATGTAGTAGCTGAATTATAAAATAGAGAATCTGAAAGAAAGTTATAGCTGCGTTCTTCTTGTCTGGCTTCTTTCTTTTTAAATGGATTGAAATTGATATTGAGTTTCATTAAAATGTAAATATTTGGTTTGTGTAGTGTGGTACTTGCAAATACATACCTAAAGCCTGTATCATAGATATAGTTCCATCAATCTTCTTTTTGTCTACTTGTTTGTTAGGTTTGATATTGCCGTTATGGTCTGACTTCAAAGTCACATTTCTAAAGCAATACCTGTTTATTTCATTATTGTCTATTGCTGCCTTCCCAGATAATATAAGCCGTTCCATCTCTCTGGTAGGCTTATTAAAGTTGGCTAATGTCTGTGCGTATTCTTCCAGTGGTAATCCTTTTTCTGTAGCACTTATAGCCCACTGTGTAGCATTATACTTATCATATCCTACAGCCTGTATATTAACTATTTCTGAATATTTAAGCATATCAGTAGTTATGTAATCATAATCAGTAACATTACCAACAGTAACAGTAAGTAAGCCAGCCCTTTTCCATAGCCTATAAAGTTCCTTGTCTGGCTTATCTGTAAGTGCCGATTCTGGAAGGTAATAATGAGTTTTAAAATAGTATTTATCACTATCAACGACTAAATAAGATACAGCAGTTAAATCACTGGTAGCAGCTAAATCCACTCCAACATAACAGGATAAGCCTTTGAATTTTGACAGGTCTACTGCTTGTGTACACTTTATAATACTTTCATCAGACAGCCAGACTGTAGCACTATCACACCATTGGTTAAGTGTCTTGGTACGTACTCCCACTTCATCAGAAGGATTATTAATAGCCTGCTGTACTTGTCCTTTGATGTATTTGCTGGTAACAGTAATATTCAAATTAGGAGCAACTTTCATCCAGTTCTTTTCACTTCTCCAATCATCAGCAGCATCTAAAGAATAGATGGCAATAAACATTTCATCATCTGCTTTCAATTCATTAAGCACTTCTATAGCTACAGTTCTTAATTGGTAACAAGGTAAAGTTTTGTCGAATCCAGCAGTAGTAATAGTACACAGGTGTGGATTCTCACGCATACCCATACTGGATTTTATTACATCCCTTACCTTACTTGTCTTGGCAGCGTGGTATTCATCCAGTAAACCGAAACTGGCATTAAATCCATCCAGTTTGCTATCATCAGCAGCAAGTACTTTCAATTTACTATTAGTAGCCTTAAACAGAATATCAGCCCTGTAAGCTGTCAAATATTTGCCTTTGGTATCCAGTCCCTTACTAAACTTGGAACACATATCAAAAGCTATCTTTGCCTGTTCCTTACTATTTGCAGCCAGCAGAACTTCTGCACCATCTTCACCATCAGCAATTAGATAATACAAACATAATGCAGCAGCTAAAGCAGTCTTACCTTGCTTTCTAGATACTTCTATATATGAACTGGTGAATCTCCTAGTTCCTGTACCCTTCCAGTAAAATCCCAGTATATTAGCTATAATAAACTGTTGCCAGCCTTCCAGAATGAAGTTACTGCCAGCGTGCTTGCCTGTATAATGTTTCAAAGTGCCAATAAAACTAATAGCCCTGTCTACTACATCTTCCCTAAATTCCAAATCGTCCCTCAATAAGTCATTCTGAAATCTCCTACAAGCCAGTTTTATTGTATCGCCTGTTATTATTTCATTATTAAGAACCTTACTTGCATACTCATAGTAAAGTTTCATCATCTAACTTCTTTCTTACCAGTAACAATGAACTGTTCTAATGGTGTTGATTCCTCGTCGTCCGTTTTATCCATCTTTGGCAATTTTGTACGTGCTTTGGCTGTCAGTCCAAATTCCAACATAACTTTCATAGCCTGTGTTTGTGCATCCTTTGCTACTTTTACCAATGGATGTGGTGCTATATTACCTCTATCACTGGTGACTGTCAAACCGTCTATTTCCAACTGTTTGGATGCCTTGATAAATGTGCTGTAATTTCTTGCCAGCATATCTAAGGCAGCATTATCTATATTCTCTAAAACACCTCTATTTTCAAGCTCTGCAAGTACACCTTGTATGTATTCAGCAGCTTCTTTCTCTATACCTTTGGGAATTGAATATTTCTTCATAGTATTACGTTTTTTATTTTCTAAATAGTAAAGCTAAAAAGGTACTCAATTACACATAAAGAGACTATAACACAATTAATTAAGAATGTAATACATTCATTTTGACACCCCGTTTTATTTCAGTAAATTTGTATAGAATTAAAAATCAAACACTATGGAAAGAACGTGTAATTATCCGATAGAAATTAAGTTTAAAATAGACCTGAATACAGAACTGCTACTGAATGAACTATGCGATTTATTAAAGAAAGACAGGTCTAAAATATTAAGATTGATAATCACTGATTTCTTTGACAGGAATCTGGATTTAATAGACAAATATAAAGAGACAGACAACAAGTTAGATAGGGAAAAACTGGTAGAAGCAATACTGAAAGACTTCTATGGATATAACAGGCAAACAATGAATGAATACCTACGATTTAAAAATGAAAAAGACAATCCCAAGTAAAGAAGTATTGGAGCAGCATATATATGACTATGGAATAGATAAAACAGTACAGATATTTCACATATCAGCAGAAGAACTAGATAAAAAGATTAACTGGAAACCACAATACGAACAATACAGCTATAATCCAACAATAGACAAACCACTATCACCACAACATAAGCAAATTATGGCTATCATAGCTAAGCACTACCCAGATTTACTAAAGCAGTGCACCAACTATTATAAAGACACTATTTATATGTCCCAGAATGTAGAAGATTTACTTCATAAAGCTATAATCAAATGTTTGGAAATAGGACTGGATAAAGTAACGGAAGAAGCTGTTCTGGAATTAGTAAAGATACAGTTCTATACAGCCAGAAAATACGCACAACTGCAAAGTTACACTATGAAGAAAAAGATATTTCCACTGGAAATAGCTACGGAAGATGGAGAGTATATAATACCTACAGAATACTACAATAATGCCATATTTAAAGAAAGCGAAGAAACAGCGTAATCCATCAAATAACAGGATAGAAAGACAGAAGATTTATAACACTAACAGATGGCACAAACTTAGAGCTGGTAAGCTAATGCAGTCACCTTTATGTGAAGTATGCTTATCCAAAGGTGTAATCACTCCTGCGTTTCACATTCACCACATAGATAGCTTTATGAACTATGAAGGAATGAAACGCAAAGAAGTGGCTTATAATCCAGATAATTTAATGTCGATATGTGAACAGTGTCACCAAAAAGCACATAATTAGTATATTAGTCTACATCGTCTTCAAATAAAGAACGACTTATAGAATCCATCAAATCCATAAAAGGAGTTTTATGAGTATATGGAGCTTCACGAAGTTCTACATATTCCTTCTCTCCATTAATAGAAACTTTCTCCTTATTATTAGTATAAACAATGATTTTGCTATTAACAAAACCATCATTATTAATATTCATCAATCGCCCCTTTATTACATACAATTCAAGTCGTTTTATCGTATTAGACGTGGTTATACTTAATTCATCTAGATAATTATTATATCGTATCGTTAGATTAGTAGGAATAGACTTGTTAACTATAGATGAAAACGTTATATCATTAGCATATAAATCTAAATCTTCACATTCTCCAAAAAAACAACTTTTTATATTACATTCATTAAAGACACAATTTTTCACAAGTAACATACGATTGGTATCAAAAGTGCATTTTGTAAAAACTACATTAGAAATGTTTTTAAACTCTGTATAATTAAAATTGGTATCGTGAAACTCCAATTTCAAAGATGAAAAAATAGAATATCCCGTATGTAGCAGCAAGTTAATAATCGTATTTATGACCCTGTTCTTATTACTATTTTTAGAGTTCACAGCTAAATACTCGCTAAAAATATTAGCCACAATAGGGACATAACGTACATCGTCTTTTGCTAATTGATACAAAGTATAAGCTCCCCCGATAGCTATTCCCATATTATCATTATTTAGATAACCTATAGCTTCCCCAAAACGTGTGTCATTATTACTTTTATCTGCTATTGTGTTCTGTCTCATTTGTTCACCGATTTTCATATAAGTCAGCCATAATCCATATATAACAGCACATCCACCAATAGCAGTCAGATATAAAGACAACAGTTCACCCTTAGCTTTGGGATTCTCTACACCAAATAAAGATGCAGCTACAGAATCATCCAAAACAATAAAAGTACCTAACAATATAACATTCAATACTATAAGGACAATAGTTAGCATTGTAGACCTTAATAGCCTTTTTAGATATATATTCATATATTTCTTTTTTCTATCACAAAGATAAAGAATATCATAACACTTAAAGAATATTTCACAATGAAAATTAAATTAAACATCCAATACATTCAGAATCTTACTAATAACGAAGCGTTCACCTACTTCTGTACACTAGTAACAATAGCCAATAATCCAGATGCAACAATTAAAGATGTAGTACGTACCTGTGGTATAGGTGAAACTACCGTATTCAAGCATTTAAAGAAATTTGATGAGCTAGGATACTTAGACATAGATAGAACTGGAACATATAACACATACAGCTACACTGAACCTGATAGACTATATATAACCATAGATTCAGACCTGCTTAACATTAATGGCAATAAGAACCAATTAGGAGCACTTATACGGCTTAAATCATATACCAGAATAGGCACTAATATTGTAGACCTCTCACTTAATCGAATAGTCCACGAAGTAAGCATACAGCACGACAGCATATACTTTGCCCTTGAAAACGAGATACTGGAAAGAAATGATAAAAAGACATACTTTACCTTCATTCATCCAGCATTCACGCACATCTGGTAGGCAAATACAGAGCTTAGAAACACCTGTACACTATTTTTAAAATTTGTGTATCTTCCAGTTTTTATAGTCAAAAAGTTTTATTATCTTTGTATCAGCAAATTAGAAGAAGCAGCTACTATCATAAATGCTTCTATTGTTGCGAAATTCTGACTAAAATATGGAACTAGTGAATAATAGTAGCTAGTTCCTTCTTTTCGATTCATTTTTCATAATTCATATAATCCCTTTGGGATTCCATTGTTAAAAATGCAGTTCTTCCCTGCATTTTCTTAAATTAGTAAATTGAAACAGCGGATAATAGGCGTAGTGATACGCTTATTATTTTATCCCAATCCTTACCAAAATTTGCAAATGCTACCTTATACCATACCAAAAAAGTAAGGAACTCAAGACCAAAGATTTTAACCAGATTAGCTTCTAAATTCAGATTTACTACTATTCAGATTACTTACTACCTTAATTTAATATGTAAAAACCTATGAAAACCTTAAAAATAAATTCAACTAATGGATATTTAAACTTACCTGATTTACCACATAATTGTATCTTTAATAAAGTAGTTACTGGCTGTGGTGGTACTACTGTAGTCCTCTTTAATGATGAATCCTATATCATTGCAGTACCTACTACAGAGCTTATTGTAAATAAGACGGGCTTAACAGAATCTGGTCTTACTACTATTACATCCTATGATGGCAAAGAGCAGCCTGTATTTGGATTATTCGGTACTTTTACTTACCAAGCCAAAAAAGAGCTAAAGAAATATGCTTCCAGCACTGGAATAAAAAAGATAATATGTACCTATGATAAGATGGAATATTTAGAACAGTACCTAAATCCTACCGATTTCAGACTGCTTATAGATGAATATCATATATTGCTAAAAGCATACAGTTATAGACAGAAAGCTGTTGACGGTGTACTGGACAGCTTTAGAAAATATAAATCATTCTGCTTTATGTCTGCCACTCCAATCAGTGCAGATTTCACACCGTCCATTCTTTCAAATGTGGAACTGGTAGAAGCCAAATGGGATAATACAGACACTTTAATAGTAAAGTTAGACCAGACCAATCACCCCTATGTAAAGGCAGCCAATTATATTAACGCTTATAAGAAAGATGGCTATCTGGAAATAAACGGCAATAAAAGTACGGAAGCATACTTCTTTATAAATTCTGTTACAGATATAGCTTCTATCTTAGAATATTGCCAACTTGGTAACGAGGAAGTAAAGATTGTATGTGCAGATAATCCGTCAAACAGAAATAAATTAGCAGGATATACTATCAGCAACAGTAGAAGTACCAATAAGCCATTTACTTTCATTACTTCCAAATCATTTGAAGGTGCTGATTATTTCAGTGAAACAGGTATGTGCTTCGTGGTTAGTAATTCCAGCAATACTAATACCCTGCTCGATATATCCACTGACATTTACCAGATAGCTGGTAGAATCAGGACTGAATCCAATCCATTTAGAAACATAATGGTACACATCTTTAATAGTGTGGGAAAAAGGAAGCTAAATCTAGATATTACCTACGAAGAAATGGTACAAAGAATGAATGATGAAATAGAAGGTGCAAACGAATTAATTACTGCTATCAACAATAGTAGCAAGAAAGCTAAAAGTATGGCTGAAAAAATGCTTAACAGTGCCTATGCAGTGTGTGATAAAGAAGGGAACTATTTCCTTAATGATATGCTGGTAAAGTTAGACCTTTATAATTTCAAATTGGAAAAGGTTATCTATAATGATGGTATCGCTTTAAGAAA